CCACCATGAACATTTGGCTCATCGGTGTCATAGGTTTCTGCACCTGTAAATATCAATTGAAAGCTTAAACAACGCGATGGCATTGTAGTTACTGCAATTGCCATTGCATGGATAAACTCTCCATGATACTTACTATGGTTGTGAGTATACTCTTTTCTAACCCAACATTTAAAATAAGGTATATTGCTTTGTAAGAATGCCATCAGTAATAAGCCGCCCTTCTTGTTGTTTCTAAAGGAGTATCTTCTTCATCTGATGTAAGTCTTAAGAATCCACCCTGTCTAAATCTTAACAAGGCCTGAGTAGAGGAATCTACCAAGTCATCATGCTCTCCTGCGGGAAAAGCGGCAAACTCCTCAACCACTTCTTCTGCAAACCTTCGTTCTGGTCTCCACACAATTCCTGATGCAAACATGTCAGATATAGCGTTTACACGCGATATTTTATCATTTCCACGCGATGGAGTGTAATCTGATACTGGGATACCCATTGCCCTTAACTCAAAGATAAGGGGTGTTCCTGCGGCTTTTGCTTCAATAATGCAGGCATCAGGTTGCCAGTCAGTATAAAACTCCTGAGCTTTCTTTTTTAATTCTGGAAACTCTAAACGCTCTTTAAAGGCATCTAGAAGGATTATATTAGCTACAGTCTTGCCATCATCATCAGGTGCGTAAAATACGCCCCAAGTCGTACACGCTGAGTAGTCAGCCCTTTGTGTCTTAAGAAAGGCTGTATCCCAAGACTGTATTATAAATTCGCAAGAGGGTGGATAGTCCTGTTCCCATAACTTCCACCAATTCCTTTTGACCAACGCCCCCTCTTCAGAGGTAGGGTTTTGTTGATACTGTGCGTTCCACTTAGATGAGGGTAGTTCCTCTCTAAGGGCAATTAATTCTTTCATAGGCCAAAACTCAGGCCATAACGGTTTTTCTGATGGCATAATTGCAGGAAACTCAATTACTTCCCATTCATCAGTCCCTTGACGCTGAACAGATGACTTAATAATCTGTCCTGTTAGATCTCGTTTATGCCAACGAGTCATAACAATAATAATAGCTCCTCCCGGCTGAAGTCGCTGTCGAGGGCCAGATGTGTACCATTCATAGGCTTTGTCAAAAACGGAGGGGTCGCCCGATTGACCTTCTTGCTCGGAGTGCGGATCATCAATGATCAGAAGGTCTGCGCCTTTACCTGTTACAGCACCACCAACACCGATAGCAAAATATTCACCACCTGCACTGGTACTCCATCGCCCTGCGGCTTTGGAGTCAGCCCTCAACCCGACCGAGGGGAAAAGAGTTTTATAATCATCACTATCTACTAGGTTACGCACCTTTCGACCAAACCCTACCGATAATTCAGCGGTGTGGGCTGTTTGGATAACTTTTTTGTTTGGGAACTTACCTAAAAACCAAGAAGGCAATAAATAAGATGCAAATTCTGATTTGGTGTGACGAGGAGGCATATTAACAATTAATCGCTTCAACTCACCACTTGCTACACGCTCAAACGCATTAGCCATGATTTTATGATGCCTACCCTCAATAAAAGCAGGCCATACTCTATTGACAAAGCCCATAAAGAAATCTCTAGCCTTTTCTTTGGACTCTGCCTCTTCTAACTCCTCTAAAAGACTTAGAACCTGTTTCTGCTCTTCTAGAGGAAGATTTGGTATTTGTTTAAGTAGATTAGGATCTACCTTATCCGCAACGGACATAAAAACCCTTATGCTTTCTTGGCAGTGGTTTTCTTCTTAGTTACAGCCTTTTTCTTAGCAGGAGCTTTCTTCTTAGGCGTATAAGCTTCATTAACATCAGGAGTGGAAGGATCATCAGCAACATAATGACCTTTATCATTACGCGCTCTCTCCATCTCAACAGCAGGAGATGACATTGTAGACAAGACTTTTTCAGCCTTATCTTTACGCATTACATTGGCATCAACAATATCATAAGAGCCATCTTCAAGCTCGTAGCCTATTTGATAAACACCTTCTCCATCTGCGAATGTTCCGTTTTGTAAAACTTTTAATGTAGACATTTTATTATCCTTACATCATTTTGCAGGCTTTCCCACCACGGGCCATCCCGTAACCACGGAGCTTCTTATCATTGGTTTTCTTTTCTGTCTTAGACTTCTTCTTCTTCTTATCTCTAGGATCTTTTAAGTTCTCACCTAGCATTTTAGTCTCTAGCTCTAAACGTCTTCTTTCTTCTTCAAGTGTTTCTTTAGCCACAACTATTCTCCAATTTAAAAATAAGCCTCTGTACAGGAATATTCCTGATCTAGGAATCTACTTAAACAGAATAAAACTTAAAACTAAGAGGAGATCCTAAGAAGTAAGGAATCTAAACAGGAATATTCCTGATAGGAATCTCTAGATTTTACTGACTTTACGCTCTTGACAGAATAATGCAATAGGTAAATAGAAAAAAACCCGATTTTTTTGCAAAAAATTTTTTTTAGGATAAATAAGGGGCTTGTTCTGGGAAAAAAAGGGTAATCGGCTACGCAAAACTTGGTAATTATTTGAGTGAATCACTATGTATATGGATATCAGGTACGCACCTGCTATAAGGGGGGGTGGGTGATAGTACTCTAGCCCTCAGAATTAGTGCAGGGAATCGTTTTCACTGGGGATAACCTGCTCTGACTCCTGCTCCTGACTAGCTGTAAGCAGTGAGCCTAGCCTGCGCTCGATCTCACTAGCGACACTTTCAGAATCCCTATCTATTGACACTGTCTCTGTCACCTCTTTAAATAATCCTACGCTTTGACCTAACAGCCTAGCTGATGCAATCCTATTAGTGTCCGTTGGCTCTGCTGAGTCCATCCATGTTCTAAGCTTCTCCAGTACTCTGTCTCTGTCTGTAAGCGTCTGGGCTTGTATTGCCACCTCATTAGATGCCTTTAACGCCTTTACCGTTAGGGCCACATTAGGGTCTGCTAATAGCCTTGATGCTTCCACCCTGACAGATGCCGAAGACATATTGTCAGCATTGTATGCCTCTCTATAAGCCGCGCTCTGAGTCATCGTCCCAGATGCTACCGCTCTCGCGAAGTGCTGTTGTTTACCTGTTAGCTTGATAGCCATGTTTACTTATTCCAGTCGTAAAAACGTCAGTATATTCCTTTAGTGTGGTGGCTGAAATAGTGTTTATTAGGTAGATAGTGGATAGTCGAGAGTGTGCCTAGATTGCGTTCTAAGCGTGTTTAGCTAAACCCTCATCATGATACATATAACCTGTTAAACGCAGGGAGACGCAAATTCGCCTTTTGAAAATCAATGACTTACAGCGATAACCTCGACAAAACCCAGAATAAACTTCAATGATTACAGTGACTTAGCGTCATTACTTAATGTAAGCCTCTTTTTAAAACGCTTAGAATAACCACTGATTAAAATTAATTTGAATTAATATTGAACTTGTTATGAACTAATGTTGTCTAAGCTTCGAGAGGCAGGAAGCCCCCGACCGAAAGCCCTAGGCGAGTAAGTGACAGACAGCAGAAAGGTTTAGCCGCCGAGTACGAGAGTCACCAACCAGATAGAAGCAGGCCGACCGATACCAAAACTGGCCAAGTGAACCTGATACGAATTCAGATCGACTCACTTACTAAGAACAGACTTAGTTGCTCTTTATATAGTTGTTAGTCATAAGGCCACAAGGGTGGCTTTATCAATACCAACTTAATCAAACCAATACAGGGAACATAGCATGAGACAAATAGAATCGGAAGTAATAGGCGCATTCATTAAAGGTCAAAAAGCCAAGAAAGATAACACTCAATCCACTGGAAACACTCTATTCCTACATGGACACGCGATAGCCAAGGTGGAAGATGACGGCTCAGTATGGGTAAGTAATGCAGGATGGGAGACTAGAACCACGCAAAGCAGGCTTAATGCTTTATGCACATTGCTAGGCATTGATCAGCGCGTATGTACTCGCAAATGGACTATGAGAATAGACACCCTGACAGAAAGCGACATCCCTATGGGTAGTGGATGGCATTTGATATGCCAAGTTATGGGGGGAGTGTCAGCATGAACACTAAACCTGATGTTCTAGCTATTGCCGTCCTGTTGTGGGTGGCAGTGACAGTGGTTTATCTTGTAATCACCAATCTATTCTAGCTGATGAGTACTGGTTAGTAACCAGACGAAACGCGCTGAGGTGGCGCGTCCTAGATAACTAATTAAAACAAGGAACTAACATGAGCGGATATAGAATTCTATTTGAAGACCTTAAGGTGGGCAGAAAGTTTGAGAAAAACGGCAACTTTTGGATTAAAAAATCAACACGAACAGCAGGCATAATCTACCCTTCTGAACACTCTGGACGATGGTTTTATTTTAAAAACCATGATCTTGTAACTATTGGAATAGATAGCCTATTTATTAGTGTACGTGATGAATTATTTCAAGCTGATGCTGACATTCAAAAAACTTTAAGCAAAATTCTAACTGATGAGGCCTGATTGTTACAGGCCGAAACGCGCTGAGGTGGCGCGTCTTAGATAACTAATTAAAATCAAATGGAATAAAAACCAATCTCAGTTGTCTAGATAATAGACGGCTTATTTTTTCAATTAAACCAAGGAACTTAATATGGAACTAATCAACCAAGATCAAAACAATCTTAACAGCAGGGCATGTAATGCCTTTATGTTATTGACCGTCAATCTATCGGTTTATGATGGCGTGGCAAAGCTAACAGAGGCGGCAAAACGTGCATTAAAAGAGGCCTTAACAGATGACGAATTCGCCTTA